CAATAAAGGTTATTTCATCATTAATAATATTTTTAGCATTAAATGATGCAGTATGTGTATAACTAACTAAATTAGCAACTGCTTCAGCATTTTTTCCATTTCCACCTGTGATTCTAATTTCTGGGGGTTCTAGGTAATTGTGTCCTGGATTTAGAATATCAATTCTTTCTAAAGATCCTTTAACAGAAACTCTTGCAGATGCTCCAACTCCAACATCATCAGTAATTGTTAAAATTGGTGGATTTATTACATCATAATCTCTACCAGAATTTATTACTGAAATTTCAGTTAATTCTCCAAAATTTATATAATCATTTGATTTATAATTTAAAAGTTCAACTCCATTAACAAAAATTCCTATTGGACCACTTTTAGTTTCATTGAATGATTTAGTATTCAATGGAGAATCAATCTTTTTAATTAATTTTTGAGGTTCTAGTACTTTAGTTACTGGAATCCCTCCATTCAAGTTATTATGAATTAAATACTCGACCTGAACTGTTGTAGAAAACCCAATATTTGAAAAATTTATATAGTCTTCATTTAAAATTCCAATTAATGTCGGGGAAACATTAATTTTCCTATCAGAAACGACATTTATAAATCCAATTTGATATTTTGAAGTATCTTCAGATTTTTTTATAACTACTCTTTCTCCGGTCAAGAATCCATGAGGATTTGTAAAAATAATATCTACAGTTGAACCAATACCAATAGATTTTCTATCTGTACATTTTAATGAATCTATGTATTTTGGAAATGATGGAGAGGTCGCATAAACATAACTACTTGAATTTGAATATAAGTTAGTTACATTAGCATTATAAAAACTTAATCCTGAATATCCTTGATGATTTAATTTTGATAATTTTTTGTATATTCGATAATTTTTAGTAATATCAATGTTTTCATCAGATTGTATTGAAAATTGAGTTCTAGAACTTATAGAAGTTACAGTAATATTATCTATAGTCTCAACTAACCCAGTTGTAGTTTTAAGATAAACATCATCTTGTATATTTAATTTATGAGAATCATATGTTGTAACGATATATGAATTACTATTATTACCATCTTGTATAATACTTTCAATTTCATACCAACTAGGGACATTAAGAATCCAACTATCAACAATAGGTCCAGATAAATCATCACCTAAAGTTTTAACTAAAACTTCAGAATCTTTTTTCTGTAATAAATTATCACCAATGATATTATAATTTTCTACTACACCTGTAATTCTTACTTTTATTTCATTTCCAAATTCATCTAAACCATAAGCATATTCATTTGTTTTTAGTTCTTCTCCAGAACTAATATTTTGAGTAATATTTTCACACTCTAAAAATTGATTAATAGTTTTAGATTTATATGATATATTTAAACTACTTCCATTTTCTAAATCAACCAATAAAGTACCAGACTCTGGAAATCCTATAGTTGAATCAACATCAATATAATTTTGATTTATAGCAACATTTCCAATTATTTTTGTTTTAGGATTAATTGTAAAAATGCCTCTTGTAGATCCCTTTGCAAAAATATCTCTATTATATTCATAGTCTAAACTTATGATGTAATATTCTTTAAGAAAATAAAATGCAGATTTGGGTGAAGGTATATCATCAAAAGAAAAGGATACATTATTAATATTTTTATTATCTCTAGTAATTCTTTCTACTCTAGTTACAGTTCCTTGTGCATATTTGGTAAATTCAGTTTCTGGTTGAATAAAAGTTTTATTCAGAAGATCTACTGGATCACCTTCTATAGGTTCTACAACCAAATCTTGAGTGATTCTATATTGAGAAGAAGATGGTTCTATTAAATATTTGCTAGGAATTATTACTTCATAAAATTTACTTGGATTATTTACTTTATCATCAACATTTCCATATAAAGCATTAAAAAGAATCCTGAAGGATTCTTCAGTTCCTTTTGTTTTGTAAAAATCTGAAGATTGTTTTAGGAATATGTTTTCATTTAATGGAGTATATAACTCACGATTTTCAAATCCAGGTGCTATTTGAGTTTTTAATTTAATTAAAAATTCTTTTAAAAGAGATACACTTAAATTTTCAACAACTGTATTTTTCCCACCAACTACAGCAAAATGTTCATCTAATTCACTGTCTTCAAATATAAGGTCTCCATTATTATAATCTACTATACCACTAAAAGATCTATAACAATTATTAAAAGTTGAGTAGTTTAAATTATCTTCAGTTAATGAAGTGTATATTACAATTTCTTCATCTTCTATAAATTTTTCATTTTCACTAAAATCTTCTAATATTAAAACAGAAGAATTATTCACATTTTGCTTAAAATACGCAGATGCTTTACTCCATTTCCCTTCAACTAATGATAAAGAATTCAGTGTAATTGGTTCATTTAAATTTACTACGACATAAGTATCATAGTATTGTACAGAAATTATTTTATTTACTTTTTTTGACTCTTTACTTATAATTATTGGTTCGTTATTTAAAAATTTACCAACAACATTGAACAATGATAAGGATAAAGAATTATTTACACTTTCTTTTAAATAACCAGAAGCATTACTCTTAACTCCTGTTATAAGAGTAGAACTTGAAACTGTAGCAGGATTTGATAGGGTTATTTCAGAAATATTATCTGTATATTCATACGAAATAATTTCATCATCAATTTTAATTAAACCATAATTATTAGGAAATCCTACGGTATCCTTTACTTTAATTGTTGTATCATTAAATGATACGTCAGAAAGTAATTCAGTTTCTTCGATTAGATCAGTAATATTGTCTAATTTAACAAATTGGTCAATATTTTGAGAAATATCTAATGGTTGATTAGTAGATGAAAGAGATATGTAATATTGCTTTAAAAACTCCTGAGCGAGAGGAAACTCCGACTGAACATACTCGGGAAGTTGATTTTCAACTAAAGAACTAATACGAACTCTTTTTTTCATATTTTTATTTTCTTACTAATGAACCATTTAAATAACTAGAAGTAAAAACAAAATTAGATCCAGAATTATCTGCTCCAGAGGATATAAAATCTTGAATTGCGGAGACACTACTTTTTTGAGTATCTAATTGTAAATAAAGATCTTGAAGTCCTACAATATCATTTGATTTTGGTGGAACAGATATTTCTATGATTTGATCATCTCCAAATGACTTGGATGTGCTTATAATATTTATTGGGTATAATAAAATTTCCCCCTTTTCATAATCAACTCTTCCAGCATTTTTTTTCACTATTTGATATTGGTCATCAGAGAGTAATTTAAAAAATACAATAGTTCCAGTAGTGCCATCATCGTTTGGAATATCAGTTAAATAAACTGTGCCAGTTATTCCAGATATTACGAATCCACTTGATTTTATATTAAATCCTTCAGAACAAGAAGAATAAAATTGATTTCCATAACAAATTTCATAGGAAGCAAATTTTCCAATTTCACATCTCATATCTCTTCGCATTCTTACTTTTGTGATATTAGATGTAATTGCATAATTCGTATTGTCAATCAGGTTTAAGAATTTGCTATATTTAAATCTTGCTCCATATGAATTAAGTTCAGCAGATTTTGAATATGTAAATATATTATCATTAACTTGTTTAAGTACTTCACTAGAACTTCTAGCTAAATTTGTATTATAATAAATTGTTGAATCATATTCAATATAGAGATAGTTTAAATCAACTATCTCTGGAACAATTCCAGCAACACTATAATTTCTAAGTTCTCTTTCTAAATTATCTTTGATAGTATTTGGAACAAATGGTCCATTAATAGGTTTAATCGCAATATAAACTCTTCCAAATTTTGGTGGATTCAATTCTTCACCACCATAAGCAGAAACTGATTCTGCTTCCGTATAAATTCTTTTAATTAATGCTTCGTAATCTCTTGAAGTTACTGCTCTATTTTGTGCTGCATATATTCTTGGAGAATAATTTCTTATATGCTGAACCGTTTCAATTGGTTTTCCACCATAAGATCTTAAATTAGATGTTATCAATGATATTGAAGAAGTTACTAACCTTCCTTGATCATCAAGCAATCTACCATTAAAAGAAAATATACTAATTCCATTAGCATTTTCACCACTACTAACATTATAAGTAATTTCTATTACATTACCATCATCTAATTTTTTACCAAAAGTACCATCTCCAAAAATTAATTCATATCTTTGATCTTCTATTTCTTGAATAAAGAATACTTTTGATCTATTATCAATCTCAAATAAACTATTTGCTAAATTATATTTTCTCTTTACAGCACTGTTACTTGATTCTCTTACATATACAGTAAGAGTGGAAGTATCAATATTCACATTTGATAATATAAATCTTTGATTTGGATTATTAGAATTTACAACAAATGATTCTTGAAGATATACTCCTTCGACAATTTCAATATTATTAAATTGAGCTACTCCATTTATTACAGGAACTGTAATATCATCTTGTATCGAAAAAGTATAATTTTGACCAAGAGACCTACCAGAGGTACATACAACTCCACTTTGTAATGTTAATGCGATTGGATTTGTTGATAAAGTTGAAGTATCAACAAAGAATGAAATATTTGCTCTTGCGCTAGTTACTGATCTTGGAATATAACCAATGTTTCTTGCAAGTGAAACAATGTTTTCTCTAAGAGTAGCACTGTCAATAAAGACTTCATTACTAAGCATATTAGCATTGTAAGAGCTAATATACGTATTATAAGCAAGAGTATCTATCAGAACAGATAAATTAGATCCTTCAAAATCGTAATCAGTAAAATTTGAATTTGATCTTAAATAATCAACTAATGTTAATTTAATTTGATCAAAGTCTAGATTAGTAAAATTTACTATTGGCATTTATCTTGTCTGCGTAAGAGCAAATGTTAATTGTTGCTGAGGAACATCAATTCCAACTATATTGTATATAACAGTAACATTCAATTCATTATTACCATAATCTGGAGATACTCTTACTGAATCTAATTGAACTCTTGGTTCATAACGATTAATTGTATCTCTGATTTGCTGCCCTACAACATCTACTGTTAGATCTGATATATTCTCAAATAATGATCTACTAATTTCGCATCCAAGATTTGGATTAAAAAATCTTTCATTTCGAGTTGTAAGAACTAAATTTTTTATAGAACGAGCAATTGCTGTCTCATTTTTGAGAGCAATTGTATCATAATTTAAAGGATTCACCTGAAATGTCATACTAATATCTTTAAATCCTTTACTAACTCGTTCTAAAGGCATGTTGAACTATAATTTCTGTTTTATTTATTACCCAATTAGTGGTTCTGTTCCATACTCCCAATCATCATAATCATCATCATTTCTAATTTTTGAATGTAGTTCATTTTGATTAAAGAAATCATGTTTTTTTGGAGTTTGAGAATCTAAATTAATTTCTCTTAACATTTTTGGTTTATTTAATTTAGATTCCCAACCATATTCATTTGCTAAGTATAATGTTCCCCAGGTTTCTTTCATGTAGGATTGATCTTTATCAACTTTTTTAGACATTTGTAATCTCCTGATTTTTTAAATCAGAACTTTTTATGGGGTTGCTATCCCAAGTTTCGATGAAGTGTGTAGTTTTTTTGAATTCTAATATCAGAATTTTTGAAAGTCCAACACTCACCATTATTATCTAGAAAAACAACCCATTCTAGATCATGCTCTTGAGAACGATCAATCATAAAAAAAGCCCAACCATTACCTTTTGGGGTGCTGACTGGGATTTGTGGATTTAATTGAATCATTTATTACTTACCTTGACCTTTATACTTCTTCTTTCTTCCATTGCGAGAAGTTGCTGAAAGAAGAGTTCTACTTGATCTCCCTTGTCTGGTTTTCTTAGGAGATCCTGGTTGAAATTCGATTTTATTTGAACCACCTTTAGCCATTAGTTTTTTCCTCCATTTCAATTAAATTAGGATCAATGTTTTCTCCAGAAAAATGTTTTTGATAGAGTTCAGAAATAACTTCTGTACAATCTTCTGGAGAAAGATTTTTATAAATTTTACGTCCGTTATATAGGATATCGTAAAGTTTTTCAGTCATTATTCTTTTATTTCGATTACACCGATAATGTCTTTATGACTTTTTCTTTTACATTTAGATATAGCAACCAATTTAGATGCTAGATAATTATTTTTTCTAGAAAAATCACTTATATTTGTGATTATTTCCTTTACACCAGATTCATATAGAATTTTATATGTTTTAGGTGGAGTCCCCCATTTTCCCATAGATTGTGCTTTCTTAACGTTATTACCCCTTGTTATCCATTGCAAATTTGATGGGTGATTATTTAATTTATTCCCATCAATATGATCAACACATTCTAAATTATTTGGGTTTGGTATTAAAGTTTCTGCTATTAATCTATGGAGAAATACTTGTTTTCTTCCTTGGGGTCCTATATTTAGATCTACTTTAACATATCCATATTTGCTTATTCTTTGAGATAACTCTTTCCGTTTTCCTTCAATAATTATTTGAGGTCTAGAAGTTCCTTTAGTAGGTTTTATTTTATCAAAACCCCAAGAACTATAAACTTTAATTTCATTTTCAGAAATAAAAAGAAAATATCCAGACCAATTTTTAATTTCATATTCCATTATTACAGGATTCTTGATTTTTCGTGACCAACTCTAATACGAGGATCGCACCAAATATCATAACCCTGTTCTTTTGCATCAAGACAGAATGAGACATCTTCACCGCACATATCTTGTACAGCACCAGATTCAAATACTTGCATCTTTGGAGCAAACCAAGGATATTCTAGATTTTCAAAGACTCCATTTTTAATGAGAACCCATCCAAATCCAGTGTAATCAACTGTAAATGGTTTGCGTCTCTTTGAAATGGATTCTACGGTTTCATGATTCATGACACCACCATTTTTGCGGAAGTCATCTTCTTCTAACCAATGAGCAACTGAAGTTGTATGTCCGTCTTCTGTTGCATACCATCCGGCAGAAATTGGTTTTTCATCTCCCTCTTCGGGAAGAGCAAGATCACATAATTGCCAGAATTTTTCAGTATTGAAGACAATATCACTATCAATCCAAAGTTGATAATCATATTGTAGTTTGCCATCCCAAGGAACTTGTTTTGGACCTCTCAAGACATTTGCACCAAGAACTTTGCATCGAGCAAAGTTTACCATAGATGAGTAATCTTGTGAAATCTGAATACTCATTCCATTTTGAACTAGGTCAAAACAGAGTTGTACAAATGCTTTGAGAAAGATAAATGAACATCCTCTACCCGGCAAGCAGAAGACAATCGATTTACCTCTCATACGTTCTTTAATTGCATTATAATCCCATTCGGGTTCTTTTGATACTTCCGGTGCTTTTGCTTTAACTGTAAACCCCTTTGCCACAGATTTCAATCCTCCAAATTTAATCATTTAAAATTTTAACTCTCTATATATGAGAATTTCAATGAGATGATTTTAGGCACACATCTTTATTGAGAGTTAATTCTTCATATGAAAGATCCTCTCCAACATAATGAGTATCTAAAAGACTAATCATATTTTTTAAAGTATTCCATGTGCTTGTAAATTCTTCTTCATTTAAGGAATGGAAAATACATTGGTCCTTTGCGTAAATGTGATATATTTTTTGCATTTTTTTTGAAAAATTTTTTGAAAAATTTTTTGTTTTTTAACCGGAATTATATATGAAAAAAACCTGAAAAAATTTTTTTATTCTTTTTATAAAACACTTGCGGTACGGAGTTGTTATAGATTAGGGATGTTAGAAATCTTATAACGACGGTACGCACCGCATAAGGGTATATCGAAACATCGATATACTGCCCTATAACGAATAGACTGTATTTTATTCGTTATACTTTATATCTAAGAGCAAAAAATAGTCATCTTACCGCAAATAGACACCACAAGATTAGAAAAACTCACTGTTTATACACTTATATTCAGTGAGTTTTTCTAATTTTATACGAATAGTTTTCCCAATGATGTAAAATAACTGCCTATTTTACATTTATCAGGAAACTGTTTCTATAAGTTTATACGCATTAGACGTATAAACTTATACAAAGAGAGTTCTTTACATCATCTCGAAACTATTTTCATAAGTTTATTCAACGATTAAGGTCTTCTACGTATGTTTTTACACGTTCATTCTCACTTAACCCGAATAACTTTTTCCAGTTAATCTGAAATGGGTTGAAATCATCACACGCATCAATCTCAATCGTAATACGATACTTATTTCGTGCTTTAGAACGAACAGTAGTCATCAGAACACCTATAACGAACTCATTCAGTCTATCATAACACAAACTAAAAGTCAAGACGAAGAGTTCTTATCACGAACAATCAGACTTCAGATATCACGTATAAGACACCTAGAAGACTCTAGAAGACCCACGAAAATACGATTAGGTCTATACCCTTATAGAACCTTATATTACCCGTGAGAATATCTTAAACGAATGAACTTTATACACGAATGGTAATTTATATTCATGTAGATCATTCTGCTGATATAATGATCTTCAATACGATAAGTCTCTAATCACGAATGAATTTATGAGCATACAGATATATTCGCAATCATTATCTCAGATCATATACGATAAGTCTCTAATCACGAATGAATTCTTATAGGATAGGAGAATCAATTATGATTTTGATTTGATTGATATACGATAAGTCTCTAATCACGAATGAATTCTTATATGCTCTATAAGAATATGAGTATATGATGAAAATTCATATACGATCGACTTCTAATCACGAATGACTTTTGATTCTATTGTCTATGTTCTGATTCTGACTTTTACATTATAGGATATGAAGATAATTCTGTCAAGTGCTTATATTTCTTGTATTTCCAGATACTAAAATTTAACTCCTAAGTTTTAAGATTAAAAACATTAATCTTAAAAGGAATCGTCCTTTTTTCTTATATTCAGTTCGTTAGTATTCAATTGGTTCTTTTATTCTCTACTTCAACAAATTCGACTTCTTGGGAAATCTAATTAAACCTAAACTCTGAAAGGAAACTAAATTAAACCCTATTTGTCTTTATAATGTATAAAATCAATTTATTATTCTTATCTGTCAGATTGTATACCTCTTTATCCCGTAGGAGAGTTCAAGAGCTGCTCTATGATTTGAATAATACTTCAGTTATTTATACAAATAAAAACTTTAAGTAATGCTCACTACGTTCGCATTGTCCCTTCGGGACTATTCTTATGATGTAATTGACAATTTTCCCCTTAAGTATCTTCAAGAATTATTAAGAGTTAATATATCCTTCAAACCTCACAAAGGTATTATACACACTTTGAATACTCATGTCAAGTGTAAGGATATTGACATCAAAAAGGACTTATGATAGAATAAATATATTCTGACAGAACATTGAAAACTGAATAATAAGGTAATAAGGTATAAACACCCTCTGAATGTGTTAGAGTGCCCTT